AGTGCTGCGTCCTGATCTGACTGTATATGGTATAACATACACTGAATATGGTTTTATGTTAGTGGAAGCTTTTGGGGAACCCCGTTTTCCTGCTTGTATAGCAGAATTCCTCGATAGTATTCCTATTGATTTATAACTTTCATACCGACCTGATATGTCGTAAAAAGATCCGGAGGCGCTGCGGTAGTGTCGTCGTTACAACAATGAAACCAAAACCGAACTCATGACTGATTACAGATGTTATGTATGGTCTAGCACATACCTTGCAGGCAGACTGCTTTCATGAGACAAGAATGACGCGAACATGCGAGTCACTATTTAGTGGCAGTGGTTAATAGCCCCACAAACAAAAGTGCAAATAGGCAGGTGCAATGATGCATGTATCTGACCCTTATCAACAAATCGCATTACTAATTTTTACAATATTCATAAAACATTATATGTACCCCAATCTGGAGCTTTAGGCACTATTCAGGAGGAAGGTGTAGCCAATATGACGGCTGAGATCACCAATTTCCAAGAACAGGACCCTGGATGGACCACCTCAATCGGTTCCGGAATGGACGCTACCATGAATTTGAGTAGCACATCAGATGCCTCGCTCGGGTCGTTTCTCGGCAGGCCAACTAGAATTGGAGAGTACCGCTGGACAGTTGGACAGCCTCTCTTCGAGAGACTCAATCCCTGGGCTCTCTTTCTCAATGACCCTCGTGTTAGGGAGAAGATCGCCAATTTCGAACTCTACAGGAGCAAATTGCATGTCAAAATGGTCATCAGTGGCACAAGCTTTCACTATGGTCGTGCTCTTGTATCTTATAATCCGTTGTCTGGTTATGATGACATCACTGTGGAAAGAAATTTTCTCACTGTGGATCTCATAGCCGCATCCCAAAAACCGCATTTCTTCTTGAATCCAACAAATAATTCAGGAGGACAACTCGATTTACCATTTTTCTGGCAGAAGAACTACTTATCCCTGAGTAGTACTGACAGGAATGATATGGGCGAGTTGGTGATTAAATCTTTTGGAAACCTCCAACATGCAAATGAAGGAGACGATCCAGTCACAATTACGGTATATGCTTGGGCGTCTGACGTTGTGCTAACCATGCCAACGGCAGATACCACGCTCACAGCATTGGATTATTCCCCTCAATCCGGAATGCTCAACTCTGGAGACGAGTATGGAAAGGGAATTATTTCCAAACCTGCCTCAGCAATTGCACATGCTGCTGGCAGACTCAAAGACGTTCCTACAATCGGACCGTATGCACGTGCTACAGAAATGGTTGCTAAAGGTGTTGGAGACCTAGCAACTCATTGGGGTTATTCGAGGCCCCCTATTCTCACAGATATTGTGCAGCAAAAGCCTTCCCCAGCGGGCAATCTCACAAACACTGATGCTGCCGACGCAGTACAAAAATTATCACTCGATTCCAAACAGGAAATCACTATCGATTCCCGAACTACCGGATTAGATGGTGAGGACCAGATGGACATCAAGCGGTTTATTAATCGTGAGTCCTTTTTAACAACATTCACTATGAACGCTAACGAACTACCAGATGCGCTCTTGTGGAATTGCCGTGTAACACCAAATTTATTTGGTACTAATGGAGATGAAATTCACCCTACTCCCATGGCTTATATGTCACAAGTTTTTAATAAGTGGCAGGGATCAATCAAATATAGATTCCAAATCGTGAAGTCTAACTTTCACAAAGGTAAATTGCTCATACGCTGGGACCCTAGAGCAAATACATCCGACGTACAGTATAATACTGTTTACTCGCGTGTGGTCGACATTGCTGAGTGCGATGATTTTGAGATCACTGTAGGATGGGGTCAATCTGAGCCCTTCCTCACTTGTGGTACTATGACTACTTCACTCGTTAATTACGACGAGAATACCAGACTCTTAAATGACACTTCGGCGTCAACTAATGGAGTTTTGGAAGTTGCGGTGGTTAATAGTTTAGTTTCCCCTTCGGTGGACAGTCCAATCCAGTTTAACGTATTCGTGAGTGCTGGTGACGACTTTAAATTTGGCGAGGTTGAGCCGTCGAAAATGAAACTATATGGCCTTTGGCCAACTCCGCTTGGGGCTTTTAGCCCGCAGTCAGGAATGATTGCAATGGAGCAAAGCGGAGGCCTTACAGAAGGTGAGACAGATGCTCCTACGAATCCAGATCCTATCGCACCCATTGCCACCACGGGTGCTGAAGCGGATCAAACATTAAATGTCTTCTTTGGTGAGTCTCCGAAATCAATCAGAGATCTTACCAGGCGATACGTACTACACCGCGTAGACGCCGAAGTAGCTTCAGCTTCTAGTAATGCTAAGTTATGGAAAATTAGAGACAAGGGTCTTGGCTTATGGCCTGGATGGGATCCTAATGGTGTGGATACAGAGGGTGGCAACCCCTGCAATATTTCTATTCCAACATTTGCTAACTGGTTTATGCCATGTTATTCAGGTTGGCGTGGGGGAACTCGCACTAAATATATGTTTGGGGGCAATACGGATACCAAGCCGGGTGTCTCAAGGATAGGTGTTACAAATCAAGCCCGTTATACGACGGTCCTATCCGATTTTACGTCAGCTGCACAGGTCGCAAAACGAT